CGGATGACATCAAGCGCGTGTTCTACCTTCCATTCGTAGGGCTGTTTTTGCAGCATACGCAGTTCGGCTGCTGGTTCGCGTTTCAGCTCGGCGATGATTTCGGAATCAGTCATTAGTCGTCTGTCCTCGTTTCAAATCCGTTTCCCGCAGTTATGGCTCTGCGGGTGGAGGCGCGACGTTTTACCCGTCTTAGTCGGCGTTAGCTTATCCAGCTATTTTTATGCCGCCTAGTGGCGTGGGCGGTAAGCAAAAATGGAGTCTTCTACGAGCCGCCTCGCCGCGCCATCGCGTCCCTAACGTCCTGTTATAGGCGACGCAATTTTTAAAAGTTAGCCCTCCGGGTGCGGTTCTATCCGTAAGGGTTGCGTTGTGTCAAACTATGCACCCATCGGGCAAATGTTGGCAGATGTAGCGGATTCCAGGTTGCCAGAGTCTCCTCTGTCGGATTTGAATTCCCCATCCTCGCGGGTAGGGGCATCTGCCGTAAACTTGCGGGCGTTGTTTTACCGAGGTGCGTGACCGCGCCCAATCCTCGAAATATGCCGGAACGGGTCGAGCCGTTCCTACCGCTGCATCTCCGCCCGTGCGGTCCGGATGACATACCCCGAGATGCTAGAGAACCGTTTTTCGAGTATTCGTAGTGTTACGAACTCCCACGTCCCATAAGGGGCGTGTTTTCACGCCTTCTTTTTCCGTGGCTTTCAAGTCCGCAAGCGTCGAATAGAGAACGAATCCCGTCAACCGTTTGTTGATTAAGATACCCCTTCAAAAGAAGGTGTCCACCGCTGAATCCGTGCGCTGGGGCTTCGTTCGCAGGCACTCGCCTGCTAGTGGCATCCCCGGATTCGAACCGGGCCGGAGGGGTATGGGGACCTGCTCGCGGGCACCTGCGATGCCGTACACTTCCAGTTGTCTTCGGAGTCTTGTGTGGAAGTGTGAAGCTGTACTGACTCGTTCAGGCTTGCCCCGCTTTCCCCGGCGGCCGGGGCCACGCCGCCTTAGCCGGAGAAACGGCTAGAATGGCAGGTCGTCATCGCCGGCGGGCGCGCTGTTGCCCTGCGTCGCACCGTACTGGTCCGGGCTCGGCTGGTGCTGCGGTGCGCGCTTCTGCGCGTTCTTGAGCGCGGAGTTGTACTTCGCCGCAAGCTTCTTAGCCTGGGTGCTGTCCATAGGCTTCACTCCGCGACGTGCGTAGCTTCCCGCAGCGTTCATGAACTTCACCTTCTCGTAGGAGTTGTCGTTGTAGTCTTCCCACTCGGTCGTTATCTCGACCACCGTGCCGACCATCAACTGCGAGTCGTTGAGGTCCGCCATGTTGTCGGAATTGAACCCGATCTCGCGGAGCGTGCGGCACGTGTTCTCGATGGCCTTGTCGGAGAGCCACAGGTCGGCGTAGAAGGTCTTGTCCACCGGCTGCTGCGCGTCAAGGTCGTAGGTGGCCTTGAGCGAGAACTTGATGCTCGGCGTGTGGGTATTCTTGGACTCGGCGAAGCCGTGGCCCGTGATGGTTGCGGTATAGTTAGCCATTGTCGGCCTCCTTGATTGCGTTCTTTACGTTGTTCAGTGCCTTGCGGAGCTCCGTCGCGGTGTGCGGCTTCTTGAGCCACTCTATCGTCTTGTCGGCCTTGTCGACCGGCAACTCCCCGACGAGGTTCTCGATTTCCTTGACGAGCTTCTGTTCGTCGCCTGCCCCGTGCGTGATGGCTTCCAGGATGGAGCCCATGTCGAGAGGCATCTGTTCCGGGAGCCCGAAGCGGTTCTTCGCGTCCCAGGCTGCGGAGTGCGTCGTCTCGACGACACGGGTGTCGCCGCCGTAAGCCTTGGCCTTGAGCCCGTCCTTGCGCGTGAATACCTCGAAGCGTGCGAACAGGACTGCGTCCGCCCATTCCTTGAAGATGCCGCCGACCTTGGCGTTGATCTTGCTCTCGAAGTGGTCGTAGTCCTCGCCCGTCGGGTTCTTGACCGTCTTGAGCTGGCTGTGGCTCAACAGGAGGACATTCATCCCCGCGGCGTTGACCTTGTCGAGACGCGCGATAAGCTGTCTCGCCTCGTTCTGCGCGAGCACGTAGCCCTTGCCGTATCCGAAGTCCTCGATGTGCTTGATGTCAGGCTTCTTCGCTGCGGCTACCACATAATCGTAGAGCATGGGTTCGAGCCAGTCGAGCGTGTCCACGACGAGCGTCTTGAAGTCGCCCGGGTCTGCGGCGATGGCGTCGATGAACTCGAGAGCCTCCTTCCAGGACTTGGGCGTGAAGTTCGGGACGTCCTCGAACTGCGGGCCGACCAGGCCGGACTCCGAGCACATGAAGACGGGGCTCGGCATGTTGGCCCCTGCCGTGGACTTGCCGACGCCTTCCACGCCTATGAGCATGATCTTGGGCGGGCGTGTGGTGGGGCCTTTCTTGATAAGGGATTTGATATCCATTTTCCGTTTCTCCTGTTGTTAGTTGTTTGTAAGTTCTTCGTTCGGGTCTTCCGCATTCCTGAACAGCGTCACGTCGTCGATGTCTGCGCACCCCGAGCACACGTCGAAGAATTCGCACTTGCCGTAGCTCTGGCAGTTCTGCGGGTTGCGCGAGAAGCGTCCGAGGCGCTGCGCGTCAGCGATTTCGCGGCCAACGGCCCACATATCGAAGAGGTAGTCGGTGAGGTCGTCGGCGCTGCGGGCGACTTCCACGCGGGCGTAGTAGTAGTCGGGGCGCTGGATGATGTCCAGCTCGAGGCGGTGATACCATTCTTCCGGGGTCTCGTCGAATTCGCGGCACTTCTTGGAGAGGCTTCCGTCCTTGTTGTACTTGCGCTCGTCCTCGGGCGTGGCCTTGTACGGCTTGATGGTGGGCTTGCGAATCACGTCGTAGAGGCAGTTCTCCACGTCGTAGCCGTTGGCCTGCGCTCCCACGTAGTAGCCGGACACCTGGCCGTCGATGGCGAGGCGGCGCCAGTAGTCGGAGCCGGGACCGATGTCCTGCGACGTGGTCTTGTGTTCGATGATGTAGAGCTTTCCCGAGGATTTTTCGCGGGCTACGGCGTCGATCTTGCCTGCGAGCACCCAGGTCTTGGAGATGCCGCCGGTCTCGGGATTCATGAGCGGGGCCTCGAAGTAGACCTCTGCGGCAACCTTCTCGAAGCGTTCATCGTCGTCGCGCTCCCATCTGTCGAGGTAGCCTTCGTAGAGAGCCTTGAGGGTCATGTCGCGGTACGGGTCGCCCGTGTTGAACGACGGCTCGCCGTCGCCTTCACCTTTCGCCCTGGAGGAAGAACCGCCCCACACTCCCTCGAGGAGCGAGTGCATGGCTGTCCCGAAGCCGAGGGCGTCGGAAGGTATGACGGGTCTCTTTCCCTGTACGTAGAAGAGCTGGTAAGCCCTGTGGCACGCTGCGAACTTGTTGCGAGCGCTGTTGGTAAGTTTTTGCATTTTGTCCCCTTGTTGTAAAAAGAAGGGGCTCCCGGATGTAAGAAGGATAGCGAGAACCGGGAGCCCCCAAAATTCTCGCGTGTTGGGTGATTAGTAAATGTTGATGACTTCAAACGGAACTTTGTTTAAGAAACAACCGTAAGCGTAATCGCAGGCTCCGCAAAAGCTGGATGTTTTATATTCTTTGCCGTCGCTTGCGATAGTCCAGGACTTTGCGTTTTCGTCAATATTGAAAGTCTTTTGAATGTTCATGTCGCTATCCTTTTTTTTTCGTGGGCTTTATCGCCTCACATGTAAACAATATACATTAGCGCAAGTGTATTGTCAATAGTTTTTTTTTAAAAGCGTGTAAAAAATTTTTATCCGAGCAGGACCGTCTCGAACTCGTTCTCGAGAGCCCTCGCCAGGTCCGCCTTGACGCGGATCACCCGGCCCTTCGCGGCCCTGTATACGAGGCGCATGGCCTCGGGGACTTCTTCTCCGGCCACCACCTTCTCGGCGATGTTCACGGCCACGTTCTGCACCTCGCGGACCGCCCTGTCGTGTTCGGCCTCGAGACTTTTCAAGTCTTCCATGTTCATTTTCTTTCTCCTGTTGATTAGTTGTGCATTTTGTCAGTATGTCCGCGCGAGCTGGTTGGCGGTCCATTTCGCCGTGGCGAAGTCCGACCCGCCGCGCCTGATGCGGTCTACCTCCGCGAGCACCTTCCGGTTCGTGGACGCCTCGCCTGAAACCGTGAGGTACGCCCTGGACTTGTCGCCCGTCACCGTGAAGATGGTGTTCGAGCGCGTGCTCTTAATCTCGTAGTTCATATTGTCCATTCGCTCTCCGGTACGTTGAGTGTGATACCAAGCTTGTCGCAGCGTGCCTTCACCATGGGCAGCATCTTCGCCTTTTCCGGCCAGGCCTTGAGGAATGCGTCCTTTATCCGTCTACCGTTGTGCCATTCGAGCGCGATGCGGACGGGATGGTCCAGGTTGTCGGGATTCTTCCCTTCGGTGTAGTAGCGTTGCGCGAAGTATTCCATCACCGGCGTAAACGTGGAGAAGAACTGGTCCCGCTCCTGCGGGAACTTCCACGTGTAGCGCCCGTCCACCTTGTCGTGGACGTGTACGTGGCAGAACTGCGAGTACATCGAAGGCCCGAGAAGCCAGCACAGGTGCTGCATGCCCCTGTCCCTGTTGATGGCCTTCTCGTTCGGAGTAAGTAGTCTGTAGCTCATGCGGACCTCCGGTTTTCCTTCCTGGTGGAGCACCACGTCCTGACGTAGGCCTTCCAGCTCGTGACCTTCTTTCCGTCAGCGGTCTTTCCGCCGCGTTCCATTGTCGCCTTCCAGCACTCGTAGGCGTCCGCCGTGTCGAGCCCCTCGGCCTCGGCGAAATCGTAGACGAGCTGCTTGTCGGCTGGCATGGGTCCAGAAGGCCTTCCTCCCCTCGATCCGTTCTCCTGCGACACCTCGCAGGCCTTCCTCGCCTTGTCGAAGGCTTCCCTGGCCCTCTGCGACTTCTTGAGGTCGCCGGTCACGAGGGCCATGCGGAACAGGTACTCCTCGCGTCCGAGCGTTGCGAAGTCTATGGTCCCGTTCTCGTCGCGGAATCTGTCGTTAAGCATGGCGAGGTCGGCTATCCATATCTTAACCCACTTTGGTGTCATCGGCCAGCCTCTTGTGTTCGTTGGCGAGCGCGAGCCCGATGGCGTCGGCCTGCGATACGGTGACGCCGAGCTGTTCCGAGTACGCCTTCTGCAGGTCTGGGATCAGCTCGGCCTTCTGCCTGGGCACGGGTTTTACGATGAAGTCTTGGGCCATCTTTACTCCTTGATAAGGTTCTTTCCAAAGAAAGATAAAAAATAATTTTTAAAAAAGCAATAGAAAAAAGTAAAAATTTTTATAAAAAGTTTCTAAAAAACGACAAACCAAAATAAAACCTAATTAAAACCTACGGGTTTCGTTTAGCTTTGAAAAAACCAAAACCAAAATTAAAGCTAAATAAAACCTACAGGCTAACCTAAACAAAAGCAAAACAAAAGCTAAATACTAACCTAAACAAAACAGACTCTAGAAGCTAGAAGAGTAAGATGCTAGAATCTAGAACAGATTTAGTACCATTGTACAGGTTTTACCATTCACAGACCTATGTCCATAACACCCTCTTTACTCGGCGCGTGCGCGCGAGACGAGGGGTGCTTTCACACGGTCCATGGTTTTCAAAAACAATATAAACTAACAATACACATATACAACCTAACGTGCGGGTCTAATGGCCCTTTTCCCGTGTTTCACCGTTTGCTTTCATCCTTGAAAGTTTCTACTTTAAACCGAGAGGTGCGATTATGGCTTTGACTTTGAAAGAACTCGACAACCGTTTGAAGGTCCAGGAGGACCTCGTCCTAAAACTCGCGAAGGAAGTGGAAGACCTGAAGGCCGCTGTCGCTTCCTCGGGGCCCCTTGCGTCCAGCGACATCTCCGACAGGCTCGCGAGTGTAGAGAAGGGTCTCGCAGAACTCAAGCCGAAGCCCGTCACGAGAAACGCGGAGAACCCGTTCACGTTCCGCTAGGAGGTCGCCATGGCTACGAAGTCCAGGAAGACCGAAAAGGCGGAGGCCAAACCAAAGAAGGAACCGAAGCCCCGCATCCCTACCTCCTCGCATCCGTACAAGCGAACAGGAGCCCACAAGCAGGCTCCCGCGAACGGGAATTCGAGACTCGCACGCACTTTCATCCCCGAGACGAAAACCTTCCGCGAGAAGCAGGGCTTCCTCGGTCGCAAGATGCGCGAAGACAGGCGCCCGATGGTCGAGAAGCTGCGCGAGGGTATCAAGTGGATGAACGAGAAGTTCGTCATCACCTTCAAGCACCGCTCCGAATGCGTAGACCAGCACGAGTACGAGTGCCTCATGATTACACACGCCGCCATCTCCGACTTCACCGTCCAGGCGTTCATCTTCTCGCTCTTCTCGCTTGTCGAGGAGCTGCCGTACATCTCGCACTACTTCTCGCCGCTCAAGTACGCGGAACAGTACAAAGAAGATTCGGACCGCGAGGAGTTCAAGTCCGTCATCGAGGACCTCGAGAAGATTTTCGTACAAACTAAAAAAGACCTCAAGAAGTACATCGAGAACGATGCCTACTTCCTCAACGCGCAGACGCGCTCCCACACCATCTGGTTCCTGGAGCACTTCTTCAAGACCGACATAGAGGAACCCGACGCACCGACGTCCGGCAAGGTGGTCTTCGAGGTGCAGGTTCCCGAAGCCATCCCGCAGGAGGTCCTCGATGCAATGGGGAGCAAGTGACGGAGACAGGCTCAAGATTTCGCCCTTCCAGCAGAAGCTGATATTCGCGGACAACGAGTTCACGCTCGCGTGCTGCGGGAGAGCTTCCGGGAAGACTTCCGGCGTGACGTGCCGCCTGGCGTACAGGAATGTGAACTTCGGGCGCTCGGCCATGCTTATCGCCCCGACCTTCGGTCTTATCCGCGAGACCATCATGCCGGCCACGCAGGAGTGGTTCGAGAAGTTCCACGTGAAGTACAAGGCCAACCTAACCGAGCACACAATCGAGACGCGCTACGGGAAAATCGTGTTCCTATCCGGGACGCGCCCGGACAGTCCGCGCGGCTACACCAACCTCGAGGACTTCTACTGCGATGAGGCGGCGTACGTTCCGAAGAAGGCCATCAAGAACGGCTTGCTCGCCTGCCGTTCCAACAAGGGACTCTCCACGACCCAGTGCTACACATCCACCGGGCTCGCCGGTTCGTACTTCAACAAGATGGCGAAGGCGCCGCCCGTCGTTGACCATCTCATTCTCACCGCGTCAACGTTCGACAACCCGTTCACGACCGCGCAGTACAAGCGCACCGTCTACGAGTCCCTGCTCGACACACCCGCCTTCCTGCGTCAGGAGCTCTTCGGCGACCTTGATGCCGAGGAAATGAACCTCGTTTTCCCGCCATCATCCTTCGCCACGGTGCGCCGCGTTTCCGGTGGCCGCAAGCGCTGCGGCATCGACTTCGCCTACGAGGGCAACGACACGACCTGCATCTTCGCGGTGGACGACTGCGGCATAGCAGAGAAGAAGGTCATCGGGAAGGACAACGGTCGGAAGTGCTTCGAGGAGTTCAAGCGGATGCACCAGAAGTGGGACTTCGAGTCCCTATCGCTCGACCATACGGGCGGCTTCGACGCGGGCTTCATCGTACTCATGGAACAGGAGAAAATCAAGGTACCTGTCAACAAGGTAAACTTCGGCGCTCCGTCGCCTGACCCAAAGTTCGCGAACATGAGGGCGTACATCTACTTCAACGCCCGCCGCATGATTATCGAGAACGGCTTCTACATCGGGGACACCGACGTGGAAGACGAGCTCGTACCGCAGACGTACTTCATGAACAACTCCGGGCAGATACAGCTCACCCCGAAGAAGTACATCAAGAGCATCATCGGGAAGTCCCCGGACCAGGCTGACGCCATGTGTCTCGCCTGCTACCGAGGAGACCCGCAACCATTGACAGAAGAAACCGAGGAAGAATTCATTCCCGCACCAACAAGGAGCTACTAATGGCTAACGAAAACGAAGAAGCGGTAGACATCGTACCGCAGGACATAAACCCGCAGGCTGCGCTCCCCTCGCCGGAAGAGGAACGCAAGATCATCGAGGACATCGTCGAGATGGCCGAGAAGTCGAACGACTACTTCAACGTGGAGAACGAGCGCAAGCGCGACGACGCCCGCGTATATGCCGACGTGGTAGCCTTCAACGAGGTGGACATAAAGGCCATGACGGCGAACCGCGCAACGGCAACGGTGAACCCGCTACCTCTCTACGTCAACGCGACAAAGAACCTTTTCCTCACGAACCCATTCAAGGCGCAGGTGGAGGCGAGGAACGGCGACAAGTTCCGCGACTTCCTGGACCAGCAGCTCCAGGAAACCTTCACGAACAGCGACGCAGACGTGTCCGTGTTCTCGGAAGGGCTCCAGGACATCCTCGAGGAGGGCGGCTCCTTCATGTACCTTACGACCGAGGATGGCCGCATCGAGATTAACTTGGCATACGAGCCGAGCGCCTGCATCTTCGACCCGTGCTCCCGCAAGCTGGACGGAAGGGACGCGGAGTTCTTCGGCATCGTCGAGCAGCTCCCGTACGACAGGGTGAAGGATATGGCCGAGGCCAACGGCGTCACCATCCCTAGCAAGGAAAGAATCCAGCAGACGAAAACGTGGAGCTTTGCGAACTATAACTCGTCAATCGGCTCCGTGAACCTTGTCCACTTCTACCGCAAGGACGCGCAGGGCGTGTGGTTCATCCAGGTGGTGGGCGACAAGGTCATCAAGCGCGTGCAGTTCAAGGGGCTCTCGTGCCTGCCGGTCGTCCCGATTTACGGGCAGCGCTTCAAGGATGACCGCAAGAAGTTCTACAAGGGTTTTGTCCGCGACACCAAGCACCTCTGCAAGATCGTGAACGGCTGCTACGTTTCGCTGTGGGAGCGTGTGAGCGTCCCGAGCGTACCCTACACCGAGGTTTCCGCAGAGTCCATCGAGAACCTCACAAAGGACTACGAGAACGACATGGCCCGCTACAAGAGGTACAAGGCGTATACGAAGAAGGGAGAATCCTGGGTGGAACTTCCGAAGCCGAACCGCGTCGACCCGGTCGTCATGACCGCGGACCTCATCCCCGTCATCAACGACTCGCTAAACAAGATTTCGCGCATGATAGGAATCCCGGAAGAGGGCCTCGGCTTCAACGCATCCACGGAGGTGCAGAAGACCGCCGCCGAAATCCTCACGCGCTCCTCCGCACTCGTGACGAACGTCTCGCACTACTACCGCCATTTGCAGCGCTCCATCCAGCACGTGGCCGAGGTCATCGTGGAGATGCTCTGCATCTACAACAACATGGAGAACACCTACTCCGTGAAGCTGCTCAAGGGTCCCGAGGACGCGCTCAAGAGGGAACAGAGACGCCAGCAGATTCTCGCCTTCCAGAGCCTCGCCCCGGAAGCGGTGAAGCCCATCCTCCTCGCCGAGGCCATCAAGACAGGCGACTTCGAGAACGCAGAGGCAATCGCCGCGGCCATCTACACGACCCTCCCGCCGGAAATCAAGCAGGCCCTCGGCCTTGACGGCGGCGTTGACATCGTGGCGCTCCAGCAGCAGGTGGCGCTCCTCACGCAGCAGAACCAGCAGCAGGCGCAACAGGTGGAGGACTACCGCCGCACCATCGACGCGGACATCATCGCCGGGCAGAACCAGCTCGTCATCACCCGCATGAACAACGAGGCGGCACTCCGCTCGAAGCTCGTCGAAATCGAGGCGAAGGCCATGGAGAACGAGAAGGACCGCCAGCTCGAGCTCGCAAAGATGAACGGTGAGCAGAGGGCGGAAGCCGAGCGCCTCTTCATCGAGAGCCGCAACGCCGACACCAGGGCACGCGATTCCGTCGTGAAGGCCCTACAGGAAGCAGAGCGCCTCCGCCTCGAGTCCGAGAAGTTCCGGGCCGACCTTATCGAAAAACTCGGGCAGTCAATTAACAATACACTTACGAACAAACTAAACGCACCGGGAGTGGCGGTATAACCGCCTTTTCCCGTTTGCATTTTTGAAATTTTTAAATTATTTTATTCAAAAAAAAGAGGTGAGACATGGCATTACCAAGCCAGGAACTTTTGAACAAGTACCGCGCCGAAGAGGCCGCGGCCAAGGGTAAACCCGCCAATCCCGAACAAACTAACGCGGAGACGACCACGACCGAGACGGAAACGCAGCCGACGGGCGGCGATACGGACGGAAGCGGCGATGAACACACCGACACGACTCCCAACTCCTCCGATTCGAACGGAGCGCAGCCGGACAATAGCGGCAAGGACGACAGGCGGTGGGAAAAGACGCAGGCAAATTTCGAAAAGAGGCTGCACAGGCAAGAGCGCAGCCACCGCAGGACAGTGGAGGCCCTCCAAGCACAGATAGCCGACCTCAAGGCTAAACTGGAAGGGAAGGCGCCGAAGCTCAAGCGAGAAGATTTCCCGACGTCCGAAGCGTTCGAAGAATACCGAAAGGAGGAACTCAAGAAGGAAATCCTGGAGGAACAGCAGAAGACCCAGGCGGACAGGGACGCGGTTGCGGCCAAGAACGCCGAGGCGCAGAAGAAGGTCGAGCAGACCTTCCGCACTCCCGAGCAGAGGCAGGAGTTCAACGAGGTCCTTTCGGAATTTCTCGAGGACAACTCCGAATGGCTCGAGACGGAAGAAGGCCAGCTCTACCAGGAAATCATCGACCAGTCACCCGTCGGCCTCCTCATGGCAATGGCCATAGGCAAGGACGCCAAGGTGCAGGAACAGATGAAGTCCTGGTCCAAGGACCTGCTCTTCATGAAATTGCAGAATTTCGAGAACGCACTCTTGCAGAAGGCCAAGGAAAAGCAGACGCAGACGGCAACGCCGACCGCTACGCAGACCGAGGCAGGAAAACAGGCGCCCGCCAAGCCGACGACTAGCGGCATCCCCTCTACCGGGGCGGTGGGCAAAACACAGGCGGCCGGGAAGTTCAACGCCAGGGAATGGTTGAAGAAGAACAGACCGGAACGCTATCCACTCCGCTAACAAGAGGAATTCATCATGGCTAACTCCATTATTACCGTACCGGGCCTTGAAATCTTCACCGCTGAAATCGAAGAGTCCTGCCCGATTATCGAAGACACCCGCTCGACCCAGACCGGCCTCCGTGGCCGCAGGGGCGGCAAGATCAAGGTCGCCATCCCCGACCCGGGTCACACCGTCGTCAAGAAGGGCGGCATCCCGACTATCGGCGAAGGCGGCGACATCACCAATACCGACGTTAAGGAATTCGAACGCGAATTCACCGTCTGCGTCGCGACCAACGCCGCCGGCATCAACTCCCTCGAGAAGGTCGTCGACCTCGACTCTTTCGAGACCGAAGTCGCCCAGCCCCGCTCTCCGGAACTCGGCGCCTCCATCCAGGAATCCATCATCTCCGAGTCCGGCCTTTACGCCGACTCCGTGTTCGTCGAGGACGGAACGAGCTCCAGCTTCGACGGCTATGGCCTGCTTTCCGACATGGCCGGAGCCCTCACGGACGCCCGCTGCGGCGGTGAATTCGTCGGCTACATGAGTGGCCGCATGAAGTCCAAGATTGCCAAGAAGGGCCTCAACCAGTTCAACCAGGAAGCCATCGCCGGTGAACTCTACCGCAAGGCAAAGATTGGCGAATACTCCAACGTCATGTGGAAGAACACCCCGATGCCGGTTCTCTCCCTCGGTGCCGCCCCGGCATCCACGACCGTGAGCGCACAGCCGACCGAAGGCTCCGACACCATCGTGCTCGCCTCCGCCAACATCACGACCGCGACCGTCATCAAGGCCGGCTCCATCTTCACGGTGGCCGGAGTCCTGAAGTGCGACGTCCTCGGTCACGAAATGGCCGACGACAAGGTGTTCGTGGTCCAGGCTGACGCAACGGGCGGAAGCGGAACCATCTCGCTCAAGGTCGGCGAAATCAACGCCACGGGCGCCCACAAGAACGTGTCCGCCCTCCCGGCAGCGACCGCCTCCGTGACCTGGAAGCACACCGCCAACAAGAAGTACGCACTAATCTGGGCGTTCCAGAAGGGCAACGTGGAACTCGACAGCGTCAAGCTCGACGACTCCGGCCTGGAAGAAGTTTCCGCCAAGAGCCCGAGCGGCAAGCTGGAAATGTCCGCCGTTGTCCACGGCGACGTGAACCGCAACGGCACGTACCGCTTCGACGTCGCGTTCCTCTCGGGCGCAGTCGACAGCCGCCGCGTGGCCCTCGGCTACATCCAGTTGAACTAATTCGTGTCCCCATGTTCTCCCGCCCGGTCCCTAGCCTCCGGGACGGGAGAAAATCTTTCATTTCTCCTTAAGTTGTAAGAAAACAAGCTAGAGCCCCGACATCTTCACCACCTCGAAGAAGGACGGGCTCTAGCTTTCTTTTTAAAGGTTTTTTCCATGCTCGTACGCGAACTTATCCAGGACATCCTTGACGAAATAGGCCAGCTCGTGGGAGGCCAGCCCGCGACCGATGCGGACGCCGCACGCTGCCGCAGGCTAATCAACAAGTGCGTACGTGAATACAACGTGCAGGGTTTCCTCCACTTCACGCACTCACGCCTAAACCTTGGAACCGGGAAGGAGTTCCTCTTTTCCGACAAGGTCCCGCTTAACGTGAACACGGTCTTCTACCGCAGCGGCGAGAACTACGTCAAGCTGAGGCCCGTCCAGTTCCACAACCTCCCGGCATACGAGGGCGTGGGCTCCTGCCCGTACAATTTCGCATACGAGAAGTTCTTCGAGGGCTCGGAACTCCGCGGCAAGCTCTACCTGGACCGCAACTCCATGTACGAGATCGTGGCCGTCGTGTCCTACGACATGGAGCCGTTCAACGATGACGACGTACTCACGCTCCCGCCCGAGTTCATAAACCTACTCACCGCCGACGTTCAGTACAGGTGGGTCGAGAACCTCTCCATCAACGACTCGCTCAAGGCCGGGAAGAAGTCCGAGCGCGACACGCTGCTCCAGTACATCAAGGACATCGAGACCCAGGCGCTGGACGTGCCGAGCACGGTCCCGAGCATCGACGACAAGTTCTACGGCGGCGTGGGCCGCCTTCCGGGGGTGTTCTAGTGGCAGCCCGCACCGTGCAGATAAACTCGTTCTGCGGGGGTTCCTCGCGCCTTCTCGATTCCGAGTTTCTCGGGATGGAGGAGTCGCTCAATATGTACCCGGAGACCGTCACCGCGACGGACACCTACACCACCAAGATGCTCAAGGGGGTGGAGGGATTCAACCAGGGCTCCCTCTACTCGCAGGAGCGTTTTTCGGGTTTCGGTGTCGTAAACTCCAACCCGTTCGGCAATGACAGTATCAAGGAGTCCGTCCTCGTCGTCGCGCAGGGTGACGACTACAACATCTACAATACGTACGGCGGAACGAAGACGAAGGTCGGGATGTTCACCGCGACAGGTGTCGGCACACCCTCCATCATAGAGGAGATGCCCAACGGCCTCGCCCTCGTCCTCTGCGACCACAAGCTGGTCGTTGTCGACCCTTCCCAGGCATACGTGGAAGCGACCCCTCCGCAGTACAGCCCGTCCTTGACCCTCCCCAACGCCTTCGACCACGCCGGGACCATATGGCCTTCGCAGATAGCGCAGCTCAACTTCCGCATCGTGCTGAACGACGAGAACCAGGACTACATCTATTGGAGCGAGCTCAACAGGCCGACGGACGCCAACGACACGCACGCCTTCGAGCAGAACCTCACGCAGTACAAGTACACCAAGGCCGACGGGACCCAGGTCACGTGGGACGACAACGTCTTCTACGCCCCGGCTGTAGGAACGTACGACCCCGCGACGCTGGAGACGAGGCAGACCTACACCTCGTCACTGAACTCGATGAAGATGGACTTCAAGGCCGACTCAGTCGTGGCCCTCCGCGCCACGGACTCCTCCCTTTTCGTCTTCGGCCACAACTCGCTCGAAATCCTGCGCTGGCAGAACTCCACCACCGCCCCGTTCGCAATCGTGGCGAAGACTTCGCTCGCGGGCGTGGATTTCGCGAATGCGGTAAAGGTGATAGGCAACGAGTGTTATTTTGTCGGCAAGGGTCCGGGCGGTATGCTCGGCGTCTATGCCGTCGACGAGTCCGGCAACGTCCGCAAGATTTCCAGCCTCTCCGTGGACCAGCGCCTCGCACGCTATACGGGAACCGCAGGAATTAAGGACATCCGGACGATAACCTATTCGTACAAGGGCCACTCGTTCTTCGTCGTTTCCATTTTTGAATATTACGGGGAGTTCGAGGAAACTTTCGCTTACGACCTGACCGAGGATACGTGGGCGGACCGCGCCACCTTCGACGAACGCGGAGACCGTCTCGCCTGGAACGTATTCTACGCCATCCAGTTCGAGGGCCGTCCCTTCTTCGCCACATACACCAAGGGCGGGAAGTTCCGTCTCTGCGAGTTCTGGCCCTCCTCCGGGACCGACCGCTACATGGACGAGGACAACCTCTCCACCGCCCCGTACTACCTCCGCAAGGAACGAGTGACGGGCATCAAGTACGACGGGGTGAACGACATAGTGGCGACATCCCTCGAGCTGGTGATGAACGCTGGTGCCACCATGGACGCGAACCCGAACGGGGCGGCGTACAATCCCAAGGTCATGCTGCAGGTGAGCGTTGACGGAGGCCGCACGTGGTCCAACGAGTTGTGGGCATACGCCGGCAAGGTTGGACAGTATTCGTGGCGCGTGCGGTGGAATTGCCTCGGAAGGGGCGCCCGCTTCGCCTTCAAGGTGAGGATGGCGGACCCCGTGCAGTTCGAAATCGCCACGGCGTACTTGAGCTATCTACAATGCGGTAACAGGATTTAATCATGGCGGACAGGCAAGTATTACAGCACGCGGACCTCGGGAACGGAGTGGTGGACACCATGACCTTCTCGCCATTCGTTTCCGTGAAGAACGGGCAGATGGTGCACCTATTCACGGACGGCTTCGTGGACCTATCGAACGTCCCGTCGTTGAAGTTCCCGGACTCCCGCTTCGCCTTCGCCGTGAAGGTATACGAGAAGGACCCGCAGGAACTCCTCGAGGCCATCCCGGACAAGGTGTTCGTGATAGCCGCGGGGCGAACGGAATTGGAAATTAACGAGACCTCCGTCGCATACATGGAGGCGACACTCTTGATAAAGGAGAACCTATAATGGCAGGCGCACTCGATAAGTACAGGGTATCTGTTGACCCTACCAACCAGCAACGGTTCAGTTTTGGCGACATCGGCGACTTTGTCGGAGATATGATTGACAATACTCCGATTGGATACGCTAAAGGATTTTTTACCGGGGATAGTGGCTCTGGCCTCGGTTCCAAGCTCGGAAGCATGGCCCGCGGCGTCGCGGATGGAGTGACCGACACGCTCGGGCTCACCAACCAGGGAAAGACCGATGAAGCCTACTCCGAAGCGCAGAATACGCTCTCGGAACAGCAGGCCGCGGCCAACGCCGCGTACGGGCAGGCCGCCGAAATGATAGGGACCAACCGTGCTGAGATTGCCGACATCATCGGCCCCGAGACCATGGAGAAGTACAAGCGTACGCTCTACGAGATGCGCCCGACCGACTACACCTCCGGCCACGAGGCGCTGACCGGGTTCGGTTTCGACCGAGACGTCTCCAAGTACCTCGACCCCAACGCCGAGTACGTCATCGACGAGAGTGTCAAGGCGGCGCAGCAGGCCATGGCGGGACAGGGCGGACTTACCGGCGGAAGTGCCGCACGTGCGCTCCAGGCGGAAGCGTCCGCAAAGGCTGGCGAACTTTACGGCGACGCCTTCGACCGCATGATGAAGGCCACGGAGCAGGAATACCAGAAGGCCCGCGACATCACGTCCGCGGAACAGACCGAGGCGCAGCAGCGCATGGACACCACCAAGTTCAAGACCGAGCAGCTCGGCAACCTCGCGGGCTCCTACGTCGGAAACCTGCAGGGGACGAACGAGGACCTCGTGAACCTCCTCATGGCGCAGATGGGGACGAACCTTTCGCTCGCGCAGGCCAAGGCGCAGCTCGGCATCGACGCTGCGAGCCGGCCCACGTGGCTGCAGCAGCTCCTCGGGATCTTCGGTAGCGCCGCGCAGATTTATTCCGACATCAAACCTTAGGGGGTGAAAAATGGCTCTCAACTTTACGCCACTTTCCGCATACAAGTTCGACCTGCAGACGGGCATCCGGCAGCAGGCGGACAACCTCGCCCGCGCGGGAGCGGGTCTCGGCGCCATAGCCGGGGCTGTCAAGAACGCATACGACGCGCAGAGGTCGAGGGACTTCTTCGCGCAGTTCGACGATTCCGAGGAACTCTCCGCCATCGACGAGCAGATCAAGGAGAACGAAGAACAGATTGAAAAGCTCAACGCAGAACTCGAAGCTCTTGGGGGTTGACGAATGGCTCTTTCCGACTACATTGCAAACAAACCGCAGACGGGCATCCCCTTTACCGAGAAGGCCCAGGCCATCAATACCCTTGCAGCAGTAGACACCCAGATGCGGGACGCACAGCAGGCGGCGCAGATTAGGGGCCGCCGCGAGGAACTGCAGACCAAGATAGCGAACCTAGAGGCGCAGAACGACGAGCTCCGCGCCCGCCGCGACAAAATCAAGGCGAACTCCCTCTCCGACATGGACGAGGACAAGGTCGTCGCGATGGCGAAGGCGAAGGGCATCAAGGATTCCGACATCGATGCGTGGCTCCAGGCACGCGCACAGCGCAGCGCACGCTCTGTTAGCGCAGGGCAGCAGAAGGCCCTGGAAGAGCAGGCCGAGGCCATGCGCGAGCAGAACAAGTCTAACGACGCGCAGGCCATCTTCGACGCCGACGCGGAATACACCCGCGCCTTCGAGGAAGCCAAGATGGCGACCGACGAGAAGGCGGCGAGCACCGACAAGAACGTGCTCGCGAAGAAGAACAAGCTGGACACGCTCAAGCACCAGTTCTTCAAGAACTACGGCATCAAGTGGGAAGAATACGCCTCGGTCGATGAACAGCCCGAAGGCAAGGCGCCCAAGGCCGCGGACGGGGAAGAACCTTCCGCTGCCGTCGATGTGGTCCTCACCGAGGAAGAAAAGTCGACGCTCACCGAACCCGAGCTCGCCAAGTTCGCGGAGCGCGACACGACCAACAAGGAAAAGCGCGCGATTCAGGCGAAGGCGCAGCAGAAAATCCGCGAAAACGATGAAGCGGACAAGGCGCGCCAAAAAAAGCTCGCGGCAATCAAGGCCGACATGGCCACGCTTGGAATCAAGAGTGCCGGAGACGTGTCCAAGGTTCTCGGGAACTTCAAAAAGTCCGCTTCCCGTAACGACAAGGTGAAGGTCGGCGCGTTTAACCGCATCATGAAGTTTGCAAAGAACGACAAGGTATACAACTCCTACCCCAAGCTGGGCGAATTGCTCGGCTAGAAGTGAGGCTCCCATGGCTATCAAGATTAACGACGAAATGATGAGAGAATTTGCCGAGAGGAACAACCTCCCGGGCGTTTACGACGCTTTTAAGGGTATCAAGAATGCCAAGGACTTGAAGAAGTTCATGGGCGATAAGATGAACCGCCGAGCCATTGAAGCCATCGAGGCGGAGCAGAAGCTCGCCAAGCGTGGAGACCTCCTCGAGTCGGTGCGCTCCGACGATCCGCTCACCGAGGGAATGACCGACGAGGAAATCATGGAGGCTTTCCCGGAATCTTTCGCAGACATCTTCAGCGAAAAGGCCGAGATTCAGTACGGCGTACCCGATAACCTTTTCCCGTCCCGCGAAGGCATGAGCAACCGCGAATGGCTCGCAGTCACCCGCGAGAACTTCCGAAAGGCCGGGCTCGATTTCG